AGGAGGAAGAGATGGACATTGAGAAGTTGATTGAGCAGTTGAAGAGAAATACGGATTGCTGGACTGACAAAGTGCACGGATATGCAGACTTACGGTTGGCCGCCGCCACCGCCCTCTCCACGCTCCAGGCGGAAAACGAGAAGCTGCGGGCGGAGCTGGACGAGAAAGAAAAATACTATGACCAGATGATTGATGCTCTAGCCGCCACCGATAGCGCCGAGCTGGAGCAGGTGAAACGGGAGAAGATCAGAATCCCAGAAGGTTATGCCCTGGTCAAATTAGAATTACTGGAGGAACTAGATAACTTCCGGGACCTCGGCCCCATTGATCGCCTCCGCGAACTGGCCCAGGCTGATAAGGAGGGGCGGTGCGTGGTGCTGCCAGGTGGTGGGTACAAAGACAAAGACGGGGAGAATGCTCTCAAATCCGCTATGAACACCTGTTTTTATCACAATAACCCTGTAACAAGATTTATTGCGGATGCGGTTGCGGAAAAGCTGACCCGTGACGAGGCCGCACTACGGAGGGACCAGGAATGAAGGAGCACATAGAGCGGGAAGCATTGCTAGAACTGTACCAAATAGACGGCCCAGAAAATGAGACGGGACATGTGCCCTTGCCTGTGATACGCCAGAACATTATGGACCTTCCCGCCGCCGACGTTGCGGAGGTGAGGCACGGGAGATGGGAAGACAAAACCAATATTAGCAGAGCAGAAGTAGAGCAAAGAGTGGATTGTTCTGTTTGCGGGCAGATTTTTTGGACTACTGCTGTATTGTCGTTTAACTACTGCCCCAACTGCGGCGCTTTGATGAAGGAGGACGAACATGAAACTGGTTGATGCGGAGCAACTATTCTGCTCTGACTGTGAATACAAAGAACGCTGTAAAAATGTTACTTGCGACGTAAAAGCAATGCCCACCATCGATGCCGTGCCTGTGGTCAGGTGCCGGGAGTGCATCCATAGAGATGGGACACCTGGACAGCCCAATATTCTTTGCGGACAAATGCACGATGATGATTTTTGCTCCTACGGCCAGCGAAAGGAGGCCGCCCATGACTAAGCGCTGCTCCGCCTGCGCCTGGTACGAGGACTATCAGGGCGTGTGCTTTAACGGGGATTCCCCGCACTGTGCTGACTTTACCGACCCGGATCAGCGGTGCAGGGAGTGGGAGAGGAAGGAGAACGGACATGATAAACACCCATCCGACCCGGTGTAATATCTGCGGTGGGCGTGTAACCTACGGCTCTAATGCCCGTGTCTATGGCCGGGAGTATGGAAGCGGCTACTGCTACCTCTGCGAGCGGTGTGGGGCCTATGTTGGGACGCATAAGCCCCGCCCACGGGAAGCCCTGGGGATTCTGGCAGACGAACCGATGCGGACAGGGAAAAAGATGTGTCACGCCCTCTTTGACCCGCTCTGGCAGGGGAAACCAAAAGCCCACAAGAAGCGCAACGACCTTTACCGCTGGTTGGCCCATGAAATGGGGATACCCGTGGAAGATTGCCATTTCGGTTACTTTGATATTAACCAGCTTCGGCAGGCATACATCATCCTGAGAGGTATACAGGACAAGCAGATGCGGTATGACAACTGCGGGAGAATCCATTTTGAGGAGGCCGACCATGAAGTTTCGGAACCCTGATACGGGGGAAGCTCTATCCATTGTTGATGCAGTAAGCGAATACTGTGGACAGCGTTGGTGCGATAACTGTGCTCTTAGGGAGCCGACAGGAGACCCCGATAAGGTGTGTGCAGATTGGGCAGAATACCACCCCCACGAAGCCGCCCGCCTGATGGGCTATGAGGTGGTGGAGGATGGCCAGTATATATGCCCATCGTGTGGAAATGCGTTACCTGAAAATCCAATTGGGGGATATACGTGCCCGTATTGTGGGTACGGGGAGCGAACGGAAAAGAAGGAGGCCAACATGGACAAGCCGTTGAAGGACTGGACGCTGGAAGAGGTCAAGGAATGTTGTTCTAAATACGGGACTTGCGTTTCTGAGTGTCCGTTTAGCGCCAAAAACAAACTTTGCAGGATGACATCGAATCCTTGTGACTGGGACCTTACAGACAAGCCCCGCTGGACGCAGCAGGAGGTGGAGGATGCAAAAAAAATAGTGGAAATTATCCCCCTTGTATATAAGTTTGAGAGAAATAAAAACGGAGTTCTTTCTGCAGTTTGCAGCATTCCTGACATTGGGGATGATTTTTGCCTTCTGAACCGGGGCCTGCTCCCAAGCATTCAGCCCGGCCAGTCCTACACCCTTGACGAGATCATCGGAGGTGCAGAATGAAGTGTGAAATATGCGGTGGGACAGGAACGATAACTAATGTCATAAGCATAAATGGAGTTACAAGTGGCCACAGCGTAGAAATCCTTGCGTGTCCATATTGCAACGGAACCGGGGAGGTTCAGGATATGGTAAACCACCCAGCCCATTACACAGCCGGGTCTGTCGAGTGCATCGACGCGCTGGAAAGCATGGCTATGGGTTATCAGGACCCCGTGCAGGGCGGGTTGGCGTGGCAGGCGGTTAAGTATATCTGGAGATCCCCGCTCAAGGGAAATCAAGCGCAGGACCTTGATAAAGCCGCTTTTTATCTGAATAGATTGAGAGAGAAGGTGAAGGAATGAACGCCGTAGAGACCCACATTCGCAATCTTGTAGAGATCGAGCTTTCCGCAGCCAACGAGCGGTTCCCGCAGTTTCACTCGGCCCATGAAGGGTATGCGGTGATTCTGGAAGAAGTGGAAGAGTGCGAGGGCGAATTTGATGCCATGCAATATTGCCTGAATTGCTTATGGAGGCAAACAAAGTGCAACGTTCCAACAGAGCCAAAAGAACTACAAAACGCCGCAGTACGACTTGCCTGCGAGGCCATCCAGGTTGCGGCCATGTGCCGGAAGTTTATGGAGATGGAGGGCAGTCAGCATGGGGAGGGATAGCCCTTGAATAAGTTCCCGGAGAGGCTGCGAAAGCTGAGGGAGAGAAACAGGCTGAAAATGTGCGCTTTATCTGAGTGTTGCGACCTAGATAGAAACGCAATCGGAAGATTAGAGCGGGGAGAAATTGAGCCATCAAGGAAAGCTTTGGAAGGACTGGCTGACAGGTTTGATGTTTCGGTTGATTACTTGCTGGGGCGTACAGATTGGCCGAATAGCCCACCCAAAAGCAGATAAACACTTTATCGTCTCATAAACTTTTCTTTGAAATTCACATATCTGTGAAAAAGATAGTAATATCCATGCGACAATATAGGCTGTGGAGGACCAGACACCCCCCACAGCCGCTTTCTTTTTTTCTCATCCTCCTTTACCACCGCCCGGCACCGAGGCGGGGAATATCGGGCACTATATGCCGCACGCCGAACAGCAGCCCACGCATCCGGGCCGGAGGGTCGCACCCTCCATGCGGCAATGACTGACTGTGGAAAGACACTATACCGGGCAGCCCTAGAGTGCCTAACGGGTCCGGAGAAGGGAATGGCACCTGCCTGTCATGGAGGCAGAAGCGGTGGCAGCTATGACCTGCCCCGGGTGTGCCGACACATAGAAAGCGGCTGCGCCTGGCGGAGCGTGTAGAGACGGAATCCGCCACAGTGGTTCGGCCCAGCGGCATTGCGACGCTGCATTCTAGATGGCTGTACCGCAAAGCGCTATCCCGCTGAAAACTGCCCATTACATAAGGGTGTGACAATCTAAGCGGGAAGCGCACATGTGATACTAGGCGTTATAGGCAGACGGATTATCCTAGTTTAACGTCCTCTGCCGCAATTGTGTGACTGGGGGCAACATGGGAAAAGCGAAGCGCAAACCGAGACCGTCTATGCCTGACTGGTACTGGTTGGGACAGGATGGGTGCTGGTTTTGCAAGGGCAAGAACAACTGCAATCAGTGTAAGGCAAACAGAAGCGCGTCCAAACAGTTCCCCAAGTTGAAAAGAAAGAGAGATAAAATCGCCGAAAGCAGATTTTGTTATGGGATGGTACAAAGTGATTGATGTACTCAGAATCATTGCAGAACTTATCTGCCTTGTTTTTATGGTTGTAAATGCTTATTTAGCTTTCAAAGCAAAGAAGAAAGACGACCTTAATGGAATGGTTTGGAATTTGGCATTTATGATCCTAATGAGCACTTGTATTAGATAACCAAAAATATGCCGAGTGCTTGAGCAGAAGCGCAATGCGTGGC